TTCATTTTAAATTTTGTAAAAAACGTAAGTTGCATAATCACCTGCTAATAGAGGTGTTCTTTGTAAATGGAAAGGTGGTTCTTGAAAATGAACATCTTCTTTCATATCTACACAATCTAAACATTCACATTCATGCCAGTTAATGAGCTTTTGGAGCGTGTAGTTAATGTCAGATTCTTCTTCATCTTCTAAACCTGAAGCATCACCGTTGACAAGATAAGACCCCCAATATATTGGGAGTCTTTCTTCAATAATTTCATACATTTGTTTGTACCTCATTTAGGAAAACGGTTGCTAAATCTGACCAGTAGGTTTCAGAATTAAGTCCTAATTCTTCTATGTCGCTATTCCAATAAGGGATAGCCATAGGTAGACCTTCAAACCATTCTTTACATTCTCTATGTAAAGATCTTTTGTATAATCTCCCTTCTTTTAGGAAGTCATTCAAAGCCCACTGAAAAGCAATAAAATCAGTTTCTTTAGAATGATGTTTCTTACATTCTTTGGGAGAATCCTCTTCGGCTCTAATGCCATTCAGAATTAAAGCCCTTAAAAGTTTTTGGCCTTTCATTTTAGAACTCCTCAGGATAATCTCCGAGAGCACCCTCGGTTGATACGTCATATCCTGCGCGCCAGTTTTCCTCATGGTCTAACATTGTCTGCTTTGCAAGCTTAACCAAGTCTTCTTTTGAATTAATCTCATTCAATGGAACTGACTTGCTTGCCTTTGGAGCGTCATCAGAGAAGTTGATGAATTGAATACTAGGCATTTTGATAAAAGAGTAAGTAAGGTTTACAACTATGATATTATCATATTAATTACATTCATTCAATAATGTCTTTGATTAAAAATTACATTCATGCACAAAATGAGAAAAACTTCCCGCAGCCACTTTTTCCCATTCATGACCTAGCAGAATTAAGCCAAAACGACTGGAGCGATCTCCTTAGCTCCGATCTTCAAGCCAAAAATAAAGAGCTATTCATTAGACTCCTCCATACGCGAAATTTAATCGCAGCTCATAGGAAAGAGCTAGGGTTGAACCCCTAGCCCAATTTCAACGCGATATTATCGAAATAGCTTTGAGGCTTTTCGATAGCCTCGCAACCCTCCAACCATTGTGTTATATGTTTGGAAGTTGTCCGGCTGTATTTGGTTGTCGTGCGATAGTAAGTCGCATCTAGTGGTGAGTAACTAGCAACCGGTGTTTGATAAGAGTAGAACAATTGCAAACCATTCTCAAAAGTGATTTGCGTTTTGTTTGCTCCTAGATTCCTTAGGCCTGTTTTATTCATAGCAATTTGCAATAGTGCGAGCTGCATCTACCAGGCCCACGACCCGACCAACCTTTGTCTCGAATTTTTCAAAATCATATTCATCCGAGTCATAATTTAAATCCTGCAAATCATCCATAAGTGCAAAAGCGATATCTAGTTTTTTAGATACCGCGTGCCAATCCTTTTTGGATCGTGCTATTGGGAAGAGTTTCTTAGTAAACATTTGAATAAAAAAGTAAAAGAATGAAAGGGGGTATTGCCTACCCCTTCGATTTAGTCGCAAATGCTAGATAAAATGTCCTGAGCTTTTCTCAGGATTTTTACCTCGCCTTCGCTTAATGGCATCAAATCAGGATTCCGTAGAATCTCTTCAAGATCATCAAAAGCCTGTGTCGCCTGACGTCGCCTTTGCGTTGTAACAAAATCTCGGTCAATCTCCTCAATCTTTTGATTAAAATCTTCTAGCCAGTTTGTAAGATTTTCAGTTTTCATGAAAGATCCTTACACGCTAGTTCGATTCCATGTGCGCAATGCTGGCGCGTATTTTCTTCAAGTGCATTATCTAAAGTGAAAAATAATGCAGCTCCGAAAAAAACATAACCAAGCATAAAATAGAAAGCTTGCCTCATTTTTGATAAATGTTTTTGAGTTATACCCCTCTAAAAAAGTTGGCCCTTTTTAAAGAGATTTAGAGTTTCTTTTTAGGCTTTTAGTTATGGCAGATCTGAGACTGTCAAAATTCTCAAATTTTGTTTAGCGTCGGCTTTGCAAAATGTGGAATTTGGACAATTTGCAGCTTATGCCACAATATTTGAATTAGCCTAATTTTCGAGGTTCTGAAGAAAGTTTTTAGTCCTTCTCCATATACCTATTATAGTCTATTATTTGAATCAATATAGTATTAGGCTATGACTGTTAATAATACTTAACATTAGATTGGTATTGTATAAGGGGGGAGGGTCCGCGCCTTTATCATTCTGGATCTACGACCCCGTAACTTAAATATATTCTCGAAACTAAGTTTTATTTAACAATAATAGAGTATTATTCCTTTGATTCAACTTTGATCGAAAGCTCAGGTGCTTGGATATTGACAGTCTCGACAGATTCGCCAATGACTTTGCCAAGAGAGTCTAATATTTGAGCTGCTGTTTGAAGTTGACCTTTCTTAATTGACTGATTAAAGAGTCTAATTCTCATGGACTGGATGCGAGCCAACATATTTTCACGATCTTTCTGCCAATCTTCATCGTTCCACTTATTAACACGCTTCCAATCATTCCAAGCAGTATTCACATGCACACCTTCTTTAGCAGCATGATCTAAAACAAGCTGTCTAGTTGTCAAACCTTCCAACTGTCTTTTATACAATCTCTGGCATCTTTGTTCAACTACTATGTCAGGTGAACGTCCTTGAAACTTTTTAGTTTTAGTCTTCTCTGGTTCTACGAAAGAATTATTACTGGGAATACATGAATCAGTCACAGACTTTTCAACGAATAATAAATAAATGATAACTCTTAACGGTAAGTTTGGGTAAGACCCGAAGGGGGTAATGGTAAGAAAATTAAGCTATTTTTAGAATATGACTGTAAAAACCGCACCAGAAATCAATCTTCGATGGGCTCAAGGCCAAGTATTTAACAGTGAAAAACGCTTCCGAATACTGGTTGCAGGACGAAGATTCGGTAAATCGTACTTAAGTTGTATCGAATTACTTCGTGGTGCGATTGAAAGACCAGGGGAAACATACTTTTATTGCGCTCCAACATATCGAATGGCAAAAGATATTGCATGGAAGGCATTAAAGAAGCTCGTTCCAAAGATTTGGATACAAGCGAAGAATGAGACTGATTTGAGACTGGATTTAATAAATGGATCAAGTATTGAATTGAAGGGAACAGAAAATGCGATGGCATTGAGGGGCCGAAGTTTAGCTGGGGTTGTATTAGATGAAGCAGCTTTTATGGATTCAGACGTTTGGTTTGAAGTAATCAGGCCAGCTTTAGCAGATAAGCAGGGTTGGACATTATTTATTAGTACACCTGATGGAACAGCTAGTTGGTTTTATGATTTGTGGTGTTATGTAGAGAGTGATCCTACTGAGGAATGGCAGCGATGGTGTTATACAACGATTGAGGGGGGCAACGTACCAAAAGCAGAAGTTGAAGCAGCTAGGGCGCAATTAGATGAGAGGACATTTAGGCAAGAATTTGAGGCAAGTTTTGAGAATTTATCAGGTTTAGTGGCTATATCTTTTGGGGATGCAAATATCACTCAAGAAGCAAAAGATATTAGTGTTGCACCTTTATTATTGGGGGTTGACTTCAACATTGATCCGATGAGTGGGATTTGTGCTGTTAAGAATGATGACACTTTGTATGTATTTGACGAAATTATTATGACTGGGGGAGCAACAACATGGGATTTTGCCGAAGAAGTACAAAGGAGGTATGGAGTAGAGCGAAGAGTTATTGCATGTCCTGACCCGACGGGTGGAGCAAGAAAAACTGCAGGTGTTGGGGCCACAGACCATACAATTTTGCGTCGAAGCGGTTTTAATGTCTCATCACCAAGAGCACCTTGGAAAATTCGAGACAAAATCACAGCAGTAAATACGGCACTACTTGATGCTTCTGGTGCGCGAAGAACATTTATCCATCCACGTTGCAAAGAGTTAATCAAATCTTTAAGGACTCTTACATATGCGCCTAACACAGGATTACCAAATAAGAATCTTGGTGTTGATCATGCGTTCGACGCTTTTGGTTATCTATGTCTTCAACAATTCAACTTGGCAAAACCAGAGACTTTAGGGCAGACTACATACAGGATATACTAATCACTAGTAAGTTTTATTGTATGGCTAAATCTGCTGCTAGTAAGCGTTGTGAGGGTTATCTTGCTACTGTGAAGGGAGGTAAGAAGTCTAAAAAAACTTCTTCAAAAGCTAAATCCAAGAAAAAGTAACTATGGCACTTACAACAGAACAACTGGATGCTATTGAAGCAGTAAAAGGGAAGCGAAATCCTGCACTATGGGATCCAAGATGTCAACAGTATTTAGATAAAAAAGGCAAAGGAACAACAAAAAACCCTGTAAAAACAGACAGTACAAGTTAAACTATTAACATAACTTTCTTTTTGTGAATTAATCATGGCTTTTTACCGTGGTGAAGAAGGTTCCGTAAAGTTCAAGAACAGCGCAGGAACAACTGAAGCTGTTGTTTCTACAACTGGATGGAGCCTTAGTGTTGCTAAAGACACACTAGATTGCACAGCACATGGGGCTACTTCACGTAGCTATGTGGGTTCAATGATTTCTGGTACTGGCTCTATAGAATTTCTATATACAGCGGCTTCAGGTAATGAAACAGCGAATTTATTAAGTGATGTTTTAGTCACTGAAGATGCTGGTGATGCTCAATTTGAGTTATTTCTGGATACATCAGGTGCAAAAAAACTTTCTTTCTCAGGAATCGTTACCAGTGCTGATTTCGGTGCTGCTATTGGTGATCTTCAGAATGTAAGCGTAAGCTTCCAAACAAGTGGAGCAATTACTTCTGCCGCTTAATAGGGGTTAATCACAAAAGGAAAAAACCGTGACGTATGCCGTTCCTGGCCCAATTCGCACAAATATAGTCAGTTCTACCTTCGTTGGTGGGACTGACAGCCCCTTTACACGCACTCGTGCTGTATTGGACATGGTGAAAGGGTGGGAAATCATGAAAGCGGTAACGTTAGGTACTGAATATTTGCGAGATAACTCCGAAGCGTTCTTACCTTTAGAGCCCAGAGAAGATTACACAGCTTATCAAGCAAGAGTTGATCGAGCTGTCTTTTCTCCTTATACACAAAGACTTGTTAGAGCTGCTACTGGCTTAATTCTACGCAAGCCAATTAGTATTACGGGTGATCCATATTGGACAGAAGAGTTTATAAAAGATGTTGATGGTTGTGGTTCTGATTTAGACGAATAC